GTTGGGATGGAGATGCTGATAATCTTGTAGTAGGTAGTGGTAGTGGTAATAATGGTATGACTATCTATGCAGGAAGTACAAGTTTCTCACAAATAAACTTTGCAGATAGTAATAGTGGTTCAGGTAGATTTACTGGAGTTGTAAGATATAATCACAATACCAATGATATGTCTTTTCATACAAACGATGGTACTGTTGCTATGACTATTGATGCACAAAGAAATTTAAAATTTGCAGATAATGGAACTAATCCAAGTGCTGCAGCAAATACAGCATTTATGTTTAACGATGGTGGAGAGTTGAAAGTATTAGATGAGTTAGGACATACCACAACTATCTCACCACACAATTTTGAATTAATACCTGATGGAGCATCAGAAGATATGGCGTTTGCTTATCATTCTACAAAGCATACACCAGAGGGTAAATTAAAAAAAGTCAATGTCGATATGATGAAATTGGCAAGATTAGTAGAACAACTTACTGGCGAGAAGCTAGTATATATTGAAGAAGGAGAATAAGATGGCTAAAGTAATTTCAGAAAAATCAGTAGAAGTATCTTCAGTTGAGCAACCAAAAATGGTTGAAATCAAAATGATGCGTACAATGAAAGATGCTTCAGGTAAAGATGTGGAAGTAGTAGATTTTGTTGATGTAAAATCAGTAGATGAAGCAATTTCACAAGCAGAAGAAAGAAAAGCAAGTCTTGAAGCACAAGTAGTTGAACTAGATGCTGAATTAGTAGATCTAAAAGCAATTAAGGGGTAATCGTGGCTATTACATACAGGGGAATACGCTTTAGTGGATATAATAAGCCAAAGCGTACCCCTAAACACCCTAAGAAATCACACGCTGTATTAGCAAAGTCAGGTGGAAAGATTAGACTGATTAGATTTGGGCAACAAGGCGTACGAGGAGCAGGAAAGAATCCTAGAACTGCTGCACAAAGAGCTAGGAGGAGATCGTTTAAAGCTAGACACAGAAAAAACATCGCTAGAGGTAAGATGAGTGCTGCTTACTGGGCGAATAAAGTAAAATGGTAAAGGATTAAAAATGGAAGTTGGAAAAGATACAAAATTTACACTAAGTATAGAAACTGCTGTAAGTATTGGTGTCACAATATTTATGGTAGTGGGATTATGGTTTAATCTACAAGCTGATATACAAGAAGCCAAAGAGCTTCCTGAACCACCAGTAAGTAGAACAGAATATGATTTGAAAGATCAGATGATTCGTAATAGTATTATGAATACAGAAGATAAAGTTGAAAAACTTGAAGAGAAAGTAGATGACATCAAAGAAGATACACGAAGTATTAATGACACTCTGCTAAAGATGAATAATAATTAATATGAGGTATGAAGATGAGAAAATTGTACAAATTACTATTTGGATTGCTTGGATTAGTGTTGTGGTTGTCGCCATTACACTCGCAGTCCGTTAGATTAGACAGCTTTCAAGATGTACAGTTGTTAAATGTGCAGAATTGTTCAGTAGTACAAGTGAATGCAAGTTGGAATCATCAAAACAGAGTTAAAATAGAAAAACTAGCAAACATTTGCTATGTTGCAGAAATAGATATAGAGGACAAAGTTATTGGTGCTACCATAGCTAAAGAGTGGAACATTACAATCGTTCCTACTATTATTGTGTTAGAAAATGGTAAAGAGGTAAAACGATTTGTTCCTGGAATTAGTATGAGATTCAACGAAGATACTATTATTTCAGATGTTAGAAAAGAAGTAAAACAATGATTGCTTATCTCATTAGAATAATCAATCGTATAAAGGGAAGATGATGGCAAAACGCAAAAGAAAATCGAGAGTCAATCAAGCAGGAAATTATACTAAACCTACGCTTAGAAAGCGTTTATTCAATAAACTCCTAAGAGGAAATAAAGGTGGTAATCCTGGACAATGGAGTGCTAGAAAAGCACAGATGTTAGCACTCGCCTACAAACGAGCAGGTGGTGGTTATAAATAATGGCTCTCAAGAAATCACAGAAAAGTCTGCGTAGGTGGACAAAACAAAAATGGCGTACCAAATCTGGTAAACCTTCTAAAAAAACTGGTGAAAGATATTTGCCTGAACGACTGTTAAAAGCAATGACTAAATCAGAATACGCATACGAAACTCGTAAGAAACGCAAAGCAACTAAAGCAGGAAAGCAACGAGCTAAGTATTCTCGTAAAACAAGAAAAAGAATGCGTAGATATACATAATTTGTTATATTCAGTATTATTAAACATACTGGAGGACAAATGTCTAAAGAAACAAAACAAGATGAATTTAAAGTAGTGCTAGAAGATGGCAAAGAAGTAAAATTTGACGATCTAAAAGACGAGCAAAAAGTAATGGTAAATCAAATCAGAGATTTAGATATACAGCTCGGTAGAATGAGTTTTCAAGCACAACAACTTCAAGCTGCAAAGAATCACTTTTCTGCAGAACTAAATTCTTCTTTGAAAGAAGAGAAGGAAGATGCCTAAGTTAAATGTAGTCGCAGGTATTATAGATAAAGTAGTAGATAAAATCGATGACTTTACCCTTGACAAAGCAGAAAAAGCAGAACTCATACAACAAATTAACAAAGCTCAAATTGAGGTTAATAAAGTTGAAGCCAATAGCAGTAGTTTATTTGTTGCAGGTTGGCGTCCTTTTGTTGGTTGGACTTGTGGAGTAGCACTATGTTATCACTTCGTACTACAACCCTTCTTACTTTTTCTGTTACATTCATTTGGCTATCAAGTGGATTTACCAGTATTCGATATGACAACTCTCACGACAATACTTCTGGGTATGCTCGGTCTTGGGGGAATGCGTTCATTCGAAAAAGTGAAGCGATCAGCGTAATGGAATTTAACGAAATCATTGAGAAAGTCCTCGAACACGAAGGGGGTTATGTCAATGATAAAGATGATTTAGGTGGGGAAACAAAGTATGGTATAACCAAACGATTCTATCCTCACCTTGACATCAAGAACTTAACTAGAGAACAAGCCAAAGAAATTTATTATCAAGACTATTGGATTCCTTCCAAAGCCAAATCATTACCAAGAGATTTACGCTATCCATACTTTGATTGTGTGGTAAACACAGGACAACGCAGAGCAGTAAAGATATTGCAACAAGCGTGTAACAATAAAAATACCTTTGAAATCAAAGAAGATGGACTTATTGGTGCAGCAACTATTTCTGCTTGTAAAAAATTAGAAGCAGATAGATTTATTTCATATAGAATTTTATTCTATTCTTTGCTAATTTCTGATAACCCCACACAAGAAAAATTTTGGTATGGGTGGTACAAAAGAGCTAAAGGAGAATAGATGCCTACATATATTACAGCCAGAGATTTAAAAGATACTTTTCCCAACTTAGATGAGTTCGACACAAAGAAACCTGTGTATGGTTGGGTGGCAGAATCTACAAATAGATATGTGTCACACGACTCTGGATTGGTAACTGTTCTTTTTGCAGACGGAAAAGATTTAGGTTCTGGGCAATCATCTTTGTCTGATGTAGATGCAAACGATGAATGGTTTTATGATTCAGCAGCAGACGCAGTATATTATTACAATAGTGCTAGTAGTCCAGAAGATTTATTGATGGAAGCAGGAGAAGATTTTGCTACATTAAAAACAAGAGTAATGCAAGACGCAAGTGATTATGTAGATTCTAAATTAGATTCTAACTTACCAAGAGAACAATTTTTATTAAAAGATGGTACATACGACTATCTTATTAGACGACTAACTTCATTAGTTGCAGCATTTTTTTTAGTGAAAGGGAAAGATCCTACGAGTGAAATAGCAGAAGCATTATTTGAAGAAGCACAAATGCACATCGCAGACTTAAACGCAGGGAAAGCAAAACTAAGTTATCAGAACACAGGAGATGCTTCAAAAGGTATTGTAAGAAAAATGTCTGTGTCTGGAAGTCTTAATATTGTTGATACTAGAGGAAATTACTTTGGTAGCTACGACAGATTAAAAGTTATTGTAACTACTGGTGGTGCTATTGGTACTGCTAAGTATTCTGTGTTTGCAAAAGATGATGATACTTTAAAAAATAATCAAGTGGTAACAGATGAAGTTATCAATGGAGATTATCAAGAATTAGCAGCAGGATTGCAAATAAGATTTCAAGGATCATCAGATAGTTCTACTGCAACACAAAACGATGAGTGGGAAGTAGAAGTAACAGGTATTTACGAAGAAACAGAAAATGCCTCTATGCGTTCAGTTAAAATGACTCGTAAAGATTTTAAACAATTCTATCGAGGTAAGAATGGCTCTCGCATCTACTAATGCCTGGAAAGTTAATGTCGAAGAAACGATACAAACTGCAATTAGAAGTGAGTTCTCAAATGCTCTCCCTATTTATAGAAGCAAGAAAACAAATATAGCAGGTAATCAATTTGCTATTCTTAGAGGGGAAAATTCAGAACCTCAAAATACTATGTATGCTAAACTAGGAAGTAATTATAACCTTTCATTAGAAGTATATATATCAGATAGAAAAAGAAACGATATTACTGTAAAGCATTTTTTTAAACAAATATCAAGAGTAGAAGAACTATTTTATTCTTTGGTAGAATTAAATCCATTGTTTAATGTTAGTATAAATAGTATAAATTATAATGACGATGAAGATATTAATGGATATAGAAAAGCAACTTTTGATTTGACTGTAAGGAATATTAGATAATGGCTATTAGTTTTAACAATGTTACATACGACAAAGTAATGACACCATTGCGAGATAAAATACGCACAGAGTTTAAGGGTGCATTGCCTGTCTATTTTGACAATAACTATAGAGATATAGGAACAAAGTCATTAAGAATATATCCTGAATCACAAACATTAGTAGAGAAAAAAACTCGTTCTTATCTTAATGTATATGAAATGCAAATGGATTATGTTATTAAAACATATAATGATAATGAAAGAGCATTAGATGAAATGTATAAAGATGTTAGTAGAATAGAAACTGTGTTATTTAACAACTCACACGGAGGATCTACGCCATACTTCTTTGAAAGTATGCCTACTATTGAGCATAATATAGACACAGATTTAGACAATGTATATGTATCAAGAATAAGTGTTCCAGTATTGTATGAAGAAGTTTATCAATCATTTGCGAGGTTTGTAACTTCCGATGATAAATTCTTTGTATTATCTAATGGTTCTTTTTATATTGTAAGGAGTTAATTATGGCTAAAAAGTACAAAAAGAAAGAAGGCGTCTTACCTAGAGGTAAAAGTTACTTAGGGTTAGACTGGGCAGATTGGGCAAGATTAAAGAATGGTAAAGTGGTAGAGCTTGATTCTATGCCTAAAGAAGCCAAAGAATTTTTAGTAGAAATCAAAGATCAAAAAGTTAAAAAAGAGGTAAAGTGAAATGGCAGATTTAGCAGAAGGGTTTAGCCCTAAACAGTTTCAGTTAGCCATCGCTGCTGAAGCAGATGGCATTGGTGGTGGAGAAGCCACAGACGCAGATTATAAATTTATTAATATTGATTCTATCGAGTTCCCATCTCTAAACCCACAACAGGTTTTAGATGTAAGACACGGAGTAGGTAGAACACTTAAAGCTGTAGATATGTTTCTTACAAACAAACTTACAGTAAAAGAAATTAGTTTTTCAGGTATTGCAGATGCTACTATTTTACCAATGCTTCTTTCAAATATTACAACCGATGCTTCAAGTGCTTTTGAAATAGCAGGAAGTTACGCAGGTATTGATTTATCTTATGGAGATTCTGTAAGTGACAATACAAAAACATTTGCTGTAGTGGTAGTAACACCAGAAGCAGCTCAACAAATGTATTTTAAGGGTTGTTTCTTAACTTCATTAACTATTAGTGGAGATGTGGGAGAAGAAGCAGGAAGATTAAAGATTTCAGGTACATTTAAATCTGGTTGTATTCCAGCATTAAATGATACTTCTATCGTTCCAACACACGACAGAGCAAGTTTTAATACAAATTACTTTATGACAGACTATGGTGATTCTGGCTCAACTAATGCAGTAACAACTATTGCAGGTATTTCTGATCCAGTAATGAAATCATTTAGTTTAACCATTGAAAACGATGTTGTTATGAGTGGTTATGATGTAAATGGTAATTATCAACAAATGCACAGAGGTATTCCAGAAGTGGCAGTAACCTTTGAAGCTGTTGTAAAGTATGATGGTGATACAGATAATCTTATACAAACATTTGGAGAACAATCAACATCTACTGTTGCAAATACATTAACAGCAGCAGATAGTGTCACAAGAAATGTAGATATATCATTACCAACTTGTATTATTACCGATGTAAGTTTTTCAGAGGAAGATGCAATGTTTTTATCCGTAAGTAGTAAAGCAGTAGCTGGTACTTCAGGAAACATTGTTTCTATCACAATACAATAATAAAAACGAGGAAAGTCAATGTCTAAAAAGATAACGCTTAAGAGTGGTGTTAAAGCTACGCTTATAGAAATGTCAGTAGATGCTTTTGATAAATGTATGGATTCTGTACGCTTTGAAGAAGTAGATGGACAATCAGTAATTAAAAATCAATTTGCACTAAGTACACTATGGATTAGAAATGGTGTAGATGGAGCAGATGATAAGTTTATTAAATCTTTATCAATTAACGATAGAGTAGAATTACAATTAGCTATTCAGGAATACAATAGCTTGGGGGAATAGAAACCCTCTCACTTGAATTAAACATATTAATAGATGATTGGTGTGAGGGTTGTAGATATTCTACCTTTCCATATAAAGCTAAGTTACCTCTTAAAAAGAATAACAGCGTTCACACCTTTACATCTATGGACGATGTATGGTATGTAATCAAGCTATTAAAAGAAGAAGTTGAAGAACATAACGCAACCTCTGAAAGAAAGTTTGAAATACACGAAGCTATTAAATCACACCTACCTTTTTTTGCCTGTACAAACAACTTTATAAACAAAGAATATCAACGAGATATACAACGATATACCTATTGTAAAAAGATGAAAGTACCCCCTTATGAAGGATCATACGGAAATCAACCAAAAAAATGGATTGATAAGTGCAATGTTATAGAAAAAATGTTAAATTATATACAATCAAAACATTACAACAATATGAAAAATGGCTAAACAGTTTGAAATACAATTAGAATTTACTACAAAGGGAGCAAATAAATTAATTGAATCCCTTAAGATTTTAGCACAACAACAAAATAAAGTTTCTGCAGCTCAACGAAAATTTAACAACGCAAATCTAAAAGCAGTTACTGCTACCAAGAAATTATTAATGGCTCAAGAAAAGCATCGTTTTGCGATGCTGAAAAACTCTACACAAGTTGCGAAACTTAAAGAGCAAATAAGACAATTAAGAATGCGTAATAAGCAACTTGCAGAATCAATGAAAAAAACTACAAGAGCTTCTAACAGAATGCGTATTTCTACTGCTGGACTGCAAAGAGTAATTGGTTCTATTAGAAATAAAATACTTCTTGTAACATTTGCTTTTGGTGCTATGGCATCAGGTATTAGAAATTCTATTCAAACATCAATGCAGTTTGAAGCTGTACAAGTACGATTAAATTCTATGTTTGGTTCTGTTAGAGCAGGTGAAAAAGCATTTAGAACATTTAATCAAGTTGCAGCAACGACACCATTTACATTAACAGATGTTGTTGAAGCTGGTGCAGCATTGAAAGCATTTGGTACGAATGCAGAAGAAATGATTAAACCTACTGCTGATTTAGCAGCGTTTATGGGAACTACTGCAACCGAAGCAGCAGCAGCTCTTGGTAGAGCATTTGCTGGTGGTGCAGGAGCAGCAGATATACTTCGTGAAAGAGGTATATTGCAACTTATTCGTGAT